CGTGGGTTCCTGTTGATACTGCGCGTTCCACTGAAACGCGGGCATAGACGCTTTAGTACGTAGTAGCGCGTCCAGATCAAAGAACTCCGGCCATAAAGGTTTTTCGGTGTAGCCCGAACCCTTCTTCTTAGGTACTTCAATTATAGCGGGGAACTCAACTATATCGTATTGATCTGCTAAATCGTTTTGGGCCATATCGGTAACAACACGCCCTGTAAGGTCATCCATATGCCAACGGGTTTGTATAATTGCTACACGTCCACCCGGCATAAGGCGAGTACGAGCACCGTAAGTGAACCACTCATAAGCCTTTGCAAACGCCTCAAAATTACCATTAATGACATCTTGTTCTGAATGCGGGTCATCAATAAGAAGGAGATCCGCACCACGACCGGCAATAGATGAACCAATACCGCACGCATAATATTCACCACCAGCACTAGTGTTCCACCTACCGGCAGACTTAGAATCCACTGCGAGGGCTACGGTCGGGAAGATAGCTTTATACTCTTCTGTAGCTATAAGGTTACGTACTTTACGCCCAAAATCTACCGCGAGATCGGTAGTATGGGACACCATCATAACTTTCTTATTCGGGTTACGCCCCAAGAACCACGCGGGGAAGAAGATAGAAACCAACTGCGACTTACCATGCCTCGGGGGTATGTTAACACATATACGGTCTTTCTTACCCTCCGCAATGTCCATAAGCATATTACCCAGTATACGATGATGTTTGCCAACTATATAATCTGACTGCATATGTTTACAGAACTCGATTAGGTCATCATGGGCTTTCTGGTTGCTATCTCGCGTGGTTAGCTCATCTACAAGAACATTTATCTCTGTTAACTCATCCGAGGTGTAAGTATCAAGATTATCCAGCACCGCTTGCATGTCTAAATCTGTAAACTCTTCACCTAGCACGTCAACGCTACTCGGCATCGTCTATACCAAGTTCAGAATCAACATCCATAGATTTCCCGTCTATAACAATAGCGTCTTCCTCTTCAGGATTTACAAGTTTAGCTAGCTTTGATCTTAATTTACCCCGTAAGTCATCTGTAGATTGATGTGTTATAGTTACCTCTGATTTCTCAGCAAACAACCCTACATCAGAAATCTTACCCAGCAACTCCAAAGCACGAATACGTACCCGTGGGTCAGGATTATCTGTTTCTAATACTAGTTTATTTGTAACCATGTGCCGTATCTGTACGGCGCTATCTACAACTGACTGCCCAAATTCTTGGAGAATGCTGTTTGTCATAAGGAGAGACGCAGGCGTTAAGGTCGCTGCCTTCTTAGCTGTAACCTTCTTTGACGTTTTTTCCGGGTCTTCGGCGTAGGCAATGGCTAATTTTGCCGCTACGTCCTTATCTTCTTTCGTTGTGTCAACTTCAAGACCATGTTCTACCAACAAGCTAGTAGTATTACACGCACACTCTGTTCGCTTCTTTAAATCTATATATGGAGTATCAGGCGCAAACGGAACTCCAAGCTCTGGCTCTACAACTAAAGTCATCACTTTCTTTCGCAGGTAATTAAACCGTTATACGACATATAACGCAGAAAAAAAATTTTCGCAAGCAGCGAGAGGTTCCAAAGGGGGGTACCTCTATATATGACGTATGCCATATATAAACACCCGCGAAATATATATAGCCCCCCCCTATTAAAACTCAAAAAATAACAAAATTTTCGTCTGGAATAGTATTTATATAGGTGTGTGTCACTAACATTGTGTCGCGGGGTCATGGGGGTACGGTAGGGTCCAAAATATATTGCCCCAGAAAAAGACCCCCCTACCCATTGCTGCCAGATAATGACATATACTATCAGATACTGTCAAAACATCCATTGTAATTCACGTGATAATATGTTCTAGTACAATCATCGAACGGGGCAATCAAGCTCCTCGATACCGAAAGGTAATATAATGCTAGAACGTTTACTTAATACACTCTGCGCTATTGTTGGCGCGATAATGTTTTATGTATCGCTTAAACACGCCGCTGGATACGTCGGCATAGTCTGGATTGTCGGACTTATTGTCGGCTCCCAGCTAATCGTTATGGCTGTCCGCTCTGCGGTGAAATCATGACCGATATAAACTTAGCACCATACAGCGTGCATCGTTTTTTCGACGGCGCAGAAGTTACGTGGGTACTTAAAAAGGATGGTGATTCATTCCATTACATCCATAACATATGCGAAACAAGAGAGGAAGCCGAGTGGGAACGCAATCGTCTCAATACTCGCCACGCTCTCGACTCTATCATATTCTAATCAACCGGGAGGGGCTTCGGCCTCTCCCACTTGATGCCACTTGATGCCAGTTGTAAAGGGCGCGGTGAGCCAATGATCCTTGGGCGATTGATGCCAGTTGTAAAGGGCGCGGTGAGCCAATGTGTTAGTCCTTAGACTAACATATCAATTCATGCCAATATATGCGCGATAGTGCCAAACTATCTATTGATAAACGCGTGATAACGTGTTCTATTACAATCATCGAACGGGGCAATCATGCTAAACGTTCGATATGATCTGGAAGGATCACATACTATGACTAACACAAAATTTGACCGCTACAAGTCTATGACTTCTGTCGTAAAAGGCGAAATTGGTCGCGATAGAACCCGGGTTCTTATCAATGATGATATGAAGGCGGACGATGTTAAACTAGAATGGTTTAAGTCACCAAAGAAAGACGCTCCCGATACACATCGCGAGCACTTTAACGCTACCAAGAATGCCGTTATCATGGCGTTCAGCGCTGCTGATAGGAAACTCCACAATGCTAAGGTTAGTGACTTGGAAGCAGGTAATGCGCCGGGACAACGCGGAGATAGTAAAAAGGCGGCAGTAGGGACGCGCCGCTATATTCACCAGCAAGTCAACACGAAAATAGGACAATTCGGAAAATCCTACGCTCTTTACTTGCACGGTCCTAACAAGAAAGGGGCTGATAATAAAAGGACGACTGATACGTCATACTGCTTGGAACGCATTGTTGACATGCGGAAACGGCTGGAAAAAGCTGAACCAAAGAAGGCGACATTTGATATCCTCGAAACGATAGCATCTTTGGATAACCTCGAAAAATTGGTAAAGACTATCGTATAACATCCTCTAGCAAATTTGGCTGGCCCTTCGGGGCTGGCCTTTTTTTTGTCTTCATTTTGAAGCCAGTTGTTACGGTCGCGGTGAGCCAATGTGTTAGTCCACGGACTAACATCTTTTGAAGCCAGTTGTTACGGTCGCGGTGAGCCAATACGACCCACATGTTAGTCCGTGGACTAACCTAATGTTCTGTAGCTAACACGTTGATATATAAACAATGTTCAGCTTTTTGGGGGGTAATGTTCCGTAATGTTCCGTAATGTTCTGTACCGTTAGAACATTATGTATACGTGGCAATTCATAACAGCGCATAACAGCGCATAACAATATATGCCTATCAATTTGTGGTTATATATTAGTATTCTTAATAGTAGTTGTAATGTTCTTTTTATGGAATAGGATAAAACTTTATTTGAGACCCCCTCTGGCGCGGATTCCCTATCTATATATCCAACCGCCCCCAAATCTGACTGTCCAATTCCCACAAAAAAAGAACATTAGAACATTCCAAGTATTTCAATGGGTTACACGCCCCCTTGTTAGAACATTACAGTACAATACAGTACATTGCACGTTTACCCGCATAATAATACATTTTCACATCACTTGACATAGCTATGCACGTATGCTAGTATATTAACAGTTGATAAATCCCTTATCAACACACACAGGAGTTAAGTCATGACAACGCAACAGAACACGTTACTACAAACCACCGAGAATTCCAGCGGAGCGGTAGCTATGCTCACCCCTCAAGATGTTAGTCCACGGACTAACAATGTACCACAGGTTAACGCACCATTGATCGGATCAAGCGCACTGCTTGTTGAGACGTCAATATCCCAGTGGATGGCACGTCTGAAAGACATGAGAGCGTCCGCCGAGGTCACTGCCAGTAACAACGCCGAAAGCGGTGTAGCTAACGTGAGCAAGAAGCTGCTCGGTAACTGTGCCGAACTCGACGCGGTACACAAGCTGACAGGTAGCATCCGCAATACTCACTATGCCATGACCATGCCGTGGTCCGATACCGGGTTACGTTTGTTACCGACCGCGCAGTATTTCAAGTATCACCAGACTATGACCGATTTGGAAGCACAGTGGCACGTTAAGGTGGACGCGTTCCTGTCAACCTACCAGTGGGATATCAGCCAAGCGCACGCCAAGCTCGGGGACTTGATGAATATGAATGACTACCCGACGACAGATGCGGTGGCCGCCAAGTTTGCGTTCAACATCAACTATATCCCGTTACCGGACTCAGGTGACTTCCGCATTGATATTGGCAACGATGCGGTGGCCGAGGTGAAGTCTAGCTATGACGACTACTACCAGCGGCAGCTTAACAGTGCGATGCACGATGTGTGGACACGTTTGCACGCGGCGCTCACCCGCATGTCGGAGCGTCTCACTGTCAGTGATGATGGCAAGAAGCAGGTGTTCCGTGACAGCCTCGTCGGCAACGTGTTGGATATGGTTGAGTTGCTCGACGTGTGCAACGTGACAGGTGACAGCCAGATGACAGCACTCAAGACCAAGCTGTCCGAGGCGATGTACGGTATCACTGCCGACGCGTTACGTGAGGATACACACACGCGCACCGAGACCAAGCGCACGGTGGACCAGATCATTGCTACACTTCCCAGCTTGGAGGTGTAGTGATGCCGAACTTCCTCATAGCAATCGCAGTGGGCACGGCGCTGGCCGTGATCATGCTGGAAACACTCAGTGGGTGTGGTCAAACCACCTACTTCCAGAACAGAACTTGGGTGACAGGTGAGTGCCTGTTCGTCCCATACACCCCGACAACAGGTCGGTGGTAAATTACCGGCACAAAGTCTCCCTCAAAAGGGACGTAAGTAATAACACGATAACTTGTTAGTCCACGGACTAACACAAACAGGAGAACGAAGATGTTAAACGCACAACAAATGTACGCACTATCAATAGACCAGACCGCCGAGGCTATCAAAGCCATTGGCAGCAAGCGCACCGTGCTTGTTCAAGGCCACATGGGATCGGGTAAATCATCGTTGTTAAAGATGTTAGCAGCAGAGTTACCCACACATACCCCGGTGTATTTCGACTGCACCACCAAAGACCTTGGTGACATTACGATACCGAACATCGCCAAGATGGATGATGGCACAGGCTACGTTACCTACCTGACCAACGAAGAGCTTGGCGCTCATCTCGATACACCGATTGTTCTAATGGTGGACGAGTACGGCAAGGCCAACCCGGCTGTTAAGCTGGCGATGCTACGCCTCATGCTCGAACGCAAGATAGGGTCTTACGAGTTACACCCTGACAGCATCATATTTGCTACCACTAACTTAGGTGCCGAGGGGGTTGGTGACATACTCCCAGCGCACGCACGCAACCGCATAACCGTTATCACTATGCGGAAATCTGACAACATGGAATTTATTGAATGGGGGATTAACAATGGGATCGACGCGCGTGTACTTGGCTGGTGTAAAGATAACCCGCAGCTCTTTGCGAGTTTTGAGGATGTTAAAGACCCAGAAGAAAACCCGTGGATATTCCATCCGCGAGCAGTGGGACGAGCCGCGTTCGTCACGAACAGATCGTTGGAAGCAGCGTCGGACATCCTCAAAATACAAGACCTGATAGATGACCAGACCCTGACAGGTATGCTCATGGGTACGATTGGGGACAGGGCATCGATGGATTTGATGGCCTTCGTCAAGCTGGCGGATCAACTACCGTCACTCGAAAGTATCAAGCAAGACCCGCAGAACGCCAAGGTGCCTGATAGCGCGTCGGCTGTGTGCATGGTGGTGTACCGCACGTTAGCAGGTTTGGATAAGACTTGGGTGGACGCATGGATGGACTACATGCCGCGCCTCGACAAGGAAGCGCAGGGTATGTTCGCCAACGGGGTACGTGCGCCCAAGTATTCCAAGCAGTCTATGGTGATGACCAACCGGAAGTTTACCGAGTGGGCTATGGCAAACAACTACATGTTTGCAGCGGACAAGAAATAGTTATGCCACGGCATAACATGTTTTCGGGTGGGGTAGTACCTCACCCGAATCTGACAAAAGTAGATGTTTTGTCAGAAATGAAAGGGAACAAGATGAATAAAGTATGGATCGAAATCGAACGAGACGCCGACAAGGCAGTCAACCACGAACGCGCCGAGAAATTTACCAACCTACTGGGTAAGCTAGGCTCAACAAAAGAGGTCTGGTTGGACGAGACGAAGAACCACTACTGCATCACAACCGACGATGCGGGGAGTTTCGCTGAACTTACGGACAGCGGCGATTGGTTTAATCTCGACGCATTTGGTGACCTGAACTGGAAATAGTTATGCCACGGCATAACAAACAGGAGAATGACAATGTTAACATTAGGTAAACAACTTACAGTAGAGCAGCGGGTATCCAAGGCCGTTGTTGATATCATGGGCAACCCCAAATACGTTGCGCTGGCTGGTATACTTATGATCGGGGAGCGTACGGTACGCGACGACATACCCACAGCGTGCACTAATGGTCGTGATGAGATGTATGGCAGGGCGTTTGTCGAGGATTTATCTGACCCGGAGCTACGGTTTCTCATACTGCATGAGAACTATCACAAGCTCTACCGACACCTCACCACGTGGGAACATCTGTACAAGCAAGACCCTGACCTTGCAAACCAAGCATGTGACTACGTTATCAACCTCAAGATATCCGATGATAACAGGGACGGGTTCGCGACGATGCCCAAGCTCGGGCTAAGGTCTGACACGTTTGTGGGTATGGACAGCGCCGAGGTGTACAACCTGCTCAAGCAAGAACAGGACGAAGATGGTGGTCAAGGTCGTGGTGGTGGCTTCGACGAGCATGATTGGGAGGGTGCACAGGAACTCAGCGACGAGGAACAACGTGGACTTGCCCGTGATATCGACGAAGCAATACGGCAAGGTGCGTTGATCGCTGGCAAGTTAGGCACGGGGGTTGATCGTGAGCTAACCGAGTTACTACAGCCTCAAGTGGATTGGCGCGAAGTGATGCGTGAGTTTATATCCACGACGTGCTCAGGTAATGACTACTCTACATGGAAACGTCCCAACAGGAGGTTCGTATCCGCTGGAATATATATGCCGAGCGGTATATCCGAGAGTGTCGAGGGTGTTGTGGTCGCTGGCGATATGTCTGGGTCTATAGGCCAAGCCGAGCAAGCAGTCATTCTTACCGAGGCCAAGCAGATGTTCGACACAGTTACACCGAATTGGGTGCGGATGCTGTATTGGGATACGAAAGTATGTTCTGACGAGAAGTATGAGCAGCACGAGCTTGACGACTTCGTTAAGTCTACCAAGCCCAAGGGTGGCGGTGGCACTAATGTTGAGTGTGTGCCCGCGCATATGACCAAGCACAGCATCAAGGCACAGGCCGCGATTATTATTACCGATGGATACCTCGGTGGTTCATGGGGTCAATGGGATTGCCCGGTGCTGTGGGTTATCATCGACAACAAGAACGCCAAGCCCGATGTGGGCACAGCCGTGCACGTGAAGTCGAGGGACTTGATATGATCTCCGCTATAACTTGTATGGCTGTGGCTATCTACTTCGAGGCTAGATCTGAGCCTATAGCGGGGCAGCTAGCCGTAGCACATGTGATATCCAACCGTGTCGCAAGCAGACATTACCCCGACACAGTGTGCGAAGTTATACAGCAAGGGGCTACATACGATTCGGGGCACCCGGTAAAGCACCGCTGCCAATTCTCGTTCTGGTGCGATGGCAAGCCGGAAACCATACAGGATTATAACGCATGGCGAGCCGCCGTGCGAATAGCCACCGCTGTCAGGGATACCAGTGCCTCTCGTGTTGACGTGTCGGAGGGTGCCACCCACTACCACACCACCGAAGTATCCCCGAAATGGAGATACACACTACGAATGACTGTCCAGCTCGGGCAGCATGTTTTCTATAAACCCTAAAATTTATCGGAGGAGATATTATGATTTGCCCAAAATGTAACGGTAATGGCTACTGGGTTGAACGACTCCAAGTAGCTGAACTATCAGGACTACACCGAGACACCTTACGTATGTTACGCCAAATCCGGCAATGCGAACGCTGTTCTTCGCAAGGAGAGATAAACGAAACAAATGTTATGCCACGGCATAACATCCAAACAAGTAAACAGGAGAAGTGAAGGGTACTAGAAGCCTGCATAGCCTAGCACCTTTACATCCAAACAAGTAAACAGGAGAAATAAAATGGCAGACAGACTATCAAACCTTCACGAAGCCGCAGGTACATTTCACACAGAAAACCTTACCCCCATACCAGATATCAGTAACGCTGGCCTAGCCCCACAATTTCAGGGGTTTCTCAAGGAGGTAAAAAATATATACCCCTCTTGCGAATTTTCTATGACCCTTGGGTCTGGGAGAGACTCGTACTCTACAGTGGTTGTGTACCACCCCTACAAACCTTTTAGTATGGGGTTGGTATCGTACAAAAATGCTGGTGATGGACCTAAGTATGAAGTTAGCTCGCGGAACATAGCGAACGCTAGATACTCGACTTACAATCACGGTAAGCACCACCACAAGGCGAGCAAGAATGTAGAGGTAGCCGTACGTAATGTTAAGAAATACCTACGGGATATGTCCCCAACAGAAATAGCGACGGTGCATGACACAGACCTACGCGATAAATGGTCCGCCACAAGCAATGACACTAGCAAACAGGTGCAACACGCATGGTCAAAGGTTACTGATTATCAACGCAGAACAAGTCCAGAGGAAAACAACCCGCTACTTAACGAGCTAAAGGCGATTGTCAATTCAGGGTACACCTTCGTAGATAAGAGCCTTGAGGAGGAGGTGCACAAACTCTTGGCTATAACTAAAGAGAAAGACCAACAAACGAGAGATACGACTCAGTGTATGTGGTTGGTTGTAGTCGAGGAGGCACCTACGGGGGTTAGGTTCTCTGTAGCGTATACGGAGGAAGTAGATAGGTGGCGTTCCGAGTGGCAGGAGAAAGGCGTTTTCGTTGAGGAGACTTTACAGGCTAACCACCCCGATATTGTGGGTAAGTTGGCTATGCTCCAGATGTGCGAGATAGGTCAATGGGTTGATGGTATCGGGTATAAGGCTGCGCCTACGGTGTACTATGTTACTAGGTAACACACCCGATGATAAGTTATACCGTGTCCAAGTACATAGTGACACAAACAACATTGAAGTATCATGTATTGGTATAGATAGGGTTGACGCAGAAGCGGAAGGTATGTATTGTTCTGCAGATGAGCTACCATTGTGGCTTCAAGAACGGTTAGCTGTACTGATGATGACGGATTGGAGGCCGGTCACCGAGATTGTGGAAGATGTAGGAAGACGTATTGATGAAACTACGTATTGGGTAGTTAAACCTAACTAATGTTATGCCGTCGCATAACATAGACCAGAGGGCTACGGCTCTCTGGTCGAAACCAGTTTTTACCAGTTTAGGGCATCATAGTGCATATCGGGATTGTGTTACGAGACATACGAAGAGAACAAAATATGACCAAGCGACAACTAGCTGAACTATCAGGATTACACCGAAACACCTTACGTAGGATGGAGTCGGGGAAATACACGAGTGGAGTAGATAAGGTAGAGCAGGTAGCTCACGCGTTGGGATACGAGCTAGAACTTATGAAAAGGGAGTAAAAAATGGCGATGACGCCAGAAGCTAAAGTTAAGAAGGTTGTGGTTAAACAACTCAAGGAACTAGGGGCCTATTACTTCTACCCTGCCACAGGTGGCTACGGCAAGAGTGGCGTGCCGGATATCGTAGGATGTTGGGAAGGTTTATTTTTTGGTATCGAATGTAAGGCGGGCAAGAACATACCTACAGCATTACAGGAGAAGAACTTACGAGATATAGAAAAAGCTGGTGGGTTTCAGGTAGTCATAAACGAAGAGAACATGGATCAAGTGTCGAAACTTCTACACAAACCCTACCGTCAACGTGCTCACGGGTTTGACCCCAAGACGCATTGGCTACGCAAGTGCCTAAGTTGCCGGAAAGAAATACTACTAGAGCGTAATATCTTTATATGTGACCAGTGTAAAAAATCGGACAAATTTCGGTATTAACAAGTGAAGTTGGATGACTGTTTTTGACGAAACTATAGCGGGCACTGCGGAACTTAGGCGACAGATTAAAATTTCCGGCGGCCTGAAGATGGGCGAGGCTGGCTGCACGGGCAACACGGGCGAAGCGCACGATACCTCACACAGGACTGAAGCCGAAAGGAGAGACGCTACTATTAGATTGAAACGTATCGAAAGGATACAAAGGTCATTTTTTAGTGCTTAGAAACTACTTACCCAAGCCACATACGGCTAGGTGCAACAGGAGAAAAGGTATGAAATTTTTTGATTGGTTATTCGGTAGTGCCCCCATAAAGGAGGAGTTTGAAGCTACCCCTAAGACGTTTAGGCCGGTTCCTAAATGGACACACGCGGGACGGAAGGGGAAATCCATCTACTGCCCGAAGTGTGGAAAATCTTCCCATGTGTTTAATTTTAGTTGGACGGCCCTCGTTTGCCTATATTGCAAAGGGGTTATCGACAAATACGATTGGCTGCTACCTGTGAAGGAGAAAGAATAACATGACTGAACAATTAGAATTACCGTTTGATCCGCCGTTGGACACACTACTAAAAAGAGCAGAAATACTACGTACCGCCGAGAAATACGTAACCCAAGATAGGGCGACAGAACACGGTGATATGGAGGATAACTTCAACACCATTGCTATTTACTGGTCTGAACACCTTGACACAGAAGTTACTCCAATAGATGTAGCAGCGATGATGGCGCTACTGAAGGTGGCGCGTATCAAAAGTAGTCCGGGTAACTTGGATAATTGGGTAGACGCCTGTGGGTATTTGGCCTGTGGTGGCGAGTTGGCCGCCGAAGAGGAAGAGAATTGGTGGGAGTACCTAAATAAATTGGCAAAAGAGGGAGGTTGATGTGGACCTGATAACAGTAGATTTCGAGACTTATTACGATAAGGATTTCTCGTTGTCTAAGATTACTACAGAGGAATATATCCGAGACCCTCGCTTCCAAGTAATTGGGGTGGGGGTCAAGGTTAACAACGGCACAACGGAGTGGGCTAGTGGCACGAAGGCACAGATCGGGGATTTCTTACAAACATTCAATTGGAGTGAGGCTATGTTTCTTGCTCATAACACTATGTTTGATGGGGCTATTGCTCATTGGTTGTTTGCTATTACTCCTCGCGTTTATACCGATACTTTGTGTATCGCCCGTGCTGTGGACGGGGTGGAGGTTAGTGGAAGTCTCCGTGCGTTGGCTGAAAGGTATGATGTCGGCGTTAAAGGCACCGAAGTCTTAGATGCGTTGGGGAAGCGTAGAACCGACTTCACACCCAAAGAACTTTCTAGGTACGGTGATTACTGCATAAACGATGTCAATCTCACGTACGATTTATTTAAAGCATTCTCATCAAGAATACCGACAGAAGAACTTAAACTAATAGACCTTAGCCTACGTATGTTTGTAGAGCCTACCTTAGATTTAGATCTAGGTTTATTAGAACAACACCTTATAGAAACACGTGACCACAAGGACAAATTACTAGAAAAGGCCGGGGCTGATAAGAAAGACCTTATGAGCAACGTCAAATTTGCTGCCCTACTAGAAGGTCTAGGGGTAGAACCCCCCATGAAGATAAGCCCTACTACAGGTAAACGTACCTTTGCTTTCGCCAAGACCGACGAAGAATTTAAAGCCCTGCTAAACCACGATAACCCACAGGTGCAATCGTTGGTAGCCGCTAGGCTAGGCAATAAGAGTACTCTCGAAGAGACACGTACGCAGCGGTTTATAGACATATCGAAGCGTGGGTTGTTGCCCGTGCCGGTCAAGTATTACGCCGCGCACACCGGTAGATGGGGTGGTGACGATAAGATTAACCTCCAGAACCTACCTAGTAGGGGGGCCGGGGGTAAGACGTTAAAGCGCAGCATCTTAGCCCCTGAAGGGCATACCCTCATAGAGGCTGACTCGGCACAAATCGAAGCGCGGGTGCTTGCATGGTTGGCGGGGCAGCAGAACCTCGTCGATGCTTTTGCGAACAACGAGGATGTGTACGTCAAAATGGCGTCCCGCATTTATGGGGTTGCTGAAGAAGACATAACACCCGAGCAGCGTTTCGTTGGGAAGACCACCATTCTTGGCGCTGGCTATGGGATGGGAGCAGTTAGGTTTAGGGAGCAGCTAAAGAACTTCGGGACCGAGATAAGCGAGTCAGAGGCAGCGCGGGTTGTAAAGGTTTACCGGGAGGCTAACCAAGATATCTATAACCTGTGGAAGGCTGCCCAGAATACGTTGGTGTACCTTTCACGAGGGGACGCGCTGTCGTTCGGGTGTAATAACTTGTTAACAGTTAACCTAGATAAGACAGCAATTGAGCTGCCGTCTGGCTTACTGCTCCGGTACGAAGACCTCAAGGGTGAGGAGGGTGCTATGGGTATAGAGTATACCTACAAAACACGGCGAGGCCGCACCCGTATTTACGGAGGCAAAGTTATAGAGAACGTATGCCAAGCATTAGCGAGGTGTATTATCGGATACCAGTTGTTGGAAGTATCTAAGCGGTATAAGGTCGTACTGACCGTCCATGACTCGATTGTGGCTTGTGTACCGGACGATGAGGTGGCAGAGGCGCAGAGCCACGTAGAAACTTGTATGCGTAAGATACCTGATTGGGCAGATGGCCTGCCAATCGATTGTGAGTCAGGTGTAGGTAAGTCTTATGGAGACTGTGAATGACAAAGGCACGGTATCAAGAGTTTCGTGAACATCACCCGGATAGGAACGAGAAGATAAGGCGGGAGTTTTGGTACGAAGCGGAGATTGTGGATAGGGCTAGTAGACGGAAATGTGTTCTTTCTTTAGCGTGTAAGTATAATTTACACCCCTCACGGATATATAAAATAGTTGCCCACGAACCGACAGGGAGATTACTTCGGGAGGATTTACTTAGAGAACTTCTTCCGGGCCTCAATGCTCTGTTTGGTACGGAGTATGCAAAGCACGAGCGTACTGGAGACTGCGAGAAGCCGCTGCGGAGAATAAAATGACTATAGCCCCGTGGTCTTTCAGTAAGATCAAAGCCTTTGAGCAATGCCCGAAGCAGTTTTACCACGAGAAGATACTAAAGCAGTATCCCGTTAAAGAGACCGAAGCCATGCTATACGGCACGCATTTCCATTCGGCGGCAGAGGAATACATAAAAGAATGTACCCCCATGCCTAAGAGGTTTGATTATGCTGTTAAAGCGTTGGATAGCTTACAGGCGAAGCAAGGTAAGAAGTTATGTGAGTACAAGTTAGGGCTTACTAAAGACCTAGAACCTTGCGGGTTCTTCGATAAAGATGTGTGGTTCAGGGGCATAGCAGACCTTATTATACTAGATAACGATATGGCTTGGGTTGTGGACTACAAGACTGGTAAGTCCGCTAGGTACGCTGACAAGGGCCAGCTAGAGTTGATGGCTTTGGCTACGTTCAAACACTTCCCCGAAGTTACAGAGGTACGGGCCGGACTTCTGTTTGTAGTATCCAAAGACCTTGTAAAAGATACTTACAAGAAGAAAGAAGAAGAGCGAATACTCTGGCATAAGTGGCTAACGAATTATGAGAAGATGGAAGCCGCTGCAGAGAATAACGTGTGGAACCCACGTCCCAGTGGCTTATGCAAACGTCACTGCGCGGTCACCGAGTGTGCACACAATGGGAGAAACTAATGGCTTACACTAAATCCCCTCGCCCCTATAAACATGAATACGAGCTACAGAAGAAACGTGGCGAACACGCAAATCGTATGGAGCGACAAAGAGCTAGACGTGAATTGGATAAAAAAGGTGTTAACAGGAAAGGGAAAGACATAAGCCATAACAAACCCCTACGTAACGGCGGCACTAATGCAGATGGGTACAAACTAATGAGTCCCAGCAAGAACCGCGCAAACAACGGTAAGAAGAAAAAAACGTAAGTCTAGGAGATCAGTTTTGGAGATCATAAAGAACAAGGCGTTGCTATTGAAGCTGCGTCATCCACAACAGGTGACTACGGTTATACCAAAGAGTAAAGAAGTTAACGGTAAGGTGTTGGTTAGGTGGGGTGTTGATGAAACCCACGTCCTGAAGAACCTAAACATAAAAGTGCCGTCGCCCATACATGGGCAGTACGATTGGCCGGGCCAGCACAAACCCTTCGCACACCAGAAAGATACCTCTGCATTTCTGACTATGAACCGTAAAGCCTTCTGTTTTAACGAACAGGGGACGGGCAAGACCGCATCCGCTATATGGGCCTCGGATTTCCTTATGAAGCAGGGGATTATAAAGCGTGTGTTGATTATCTGCCCGCTCTCGATCATGGATAGTGCGTGGCGTAGTGACTTGTTTAGCTTCGCTATGCACCGGAGTGTGGATATAGCTTATGGTTCTGCAGACAAACGCCGCAAGATAATAAACAGCGGCGCTGAGTATGTGGTTATAAATTACGATGGTGTGGCTATTGTACGAGACGACATAATTAAGGGTGGTTTCGACCTTGTAATTGTAGATGAAGCTACACATTACAAGAATGTCCAGACTACTCGATGGAAAACTTTATACCAGATTTTGAAGCCAGACACATGGTTGTGGATGATGACGGGTACTCCCGCCGCACAAAGCCCGCTGGATGCCTACGGCCTAGCAAAGCTAATAAACCCCACAGTAATACCACGTTTCTTCGGGTCGTTCCGCGATATGGTCATGTACAAAATATCTAATTTCAAATGGATACCAAAAGAAAGCGCCGTGGATACTGTATTTAACGCGCTGCAACCTGCGATACGTTTCACGAAAGAAGATTGTATGGACCTCCCGGACATGGTGTACGTCAAACGGGAGGTAGAGTTAACAAG